TGCAAAAGCGAGGGTAAAAGAACTCTCTAAAGCTGCTGACGAAGGTACAGCAAAAGCAGAAGCTGAGGTTGTTGAGGGGTTAGCTAAAGGTACTGATGAAGGTACAGCGAAAGCGGCCGATGATGTAGCAACAAAAGGTACTGATGAATCCGCTACAAAAACTGCTGATGAAGGTACAGAAAAGGCTGCTGATGATGCTGCTGAAGACTTAGATCTTCATGGCGAAATCGAAAGTATGTCTAAGTTATCGAAAGAAGAATTAGAAGAAATACGTTCTAATACGGCTATCAACTGGAATAAAGCCTCAACAGAACCTGAAGTTCGCAGGCTTCTCCAAACGGTAACAGCATCAAATGCTGCTCTGCGTAAGTTAGATGGGGAAGTGCTGACAGACAAGCAACTAATTGCGGAGACCCAAAAGGCTTATGAACAATTACATGAGGGTCTCGGTATTCCTGCGGGAACTTCTGAAAAATCACTGAGAGAACTACTAGATAAGACTCCAGAGAAAGCACAGGCTGTTCGTGACGGCTATGAATTTGCCCTCATCCTTCGAGATGAAGTAGCGGTACGAGGTAAAGCGTTATTAGATGAGGGAGCAAAAGCCATCAGCAGCGAAGGAACACGCCTAGACCTTGCACAATACGTTCTCTCAAAGCGGGGTATTAACCAACTTGAAGAAGGCGTTAAAATCTTAGGACAGGAATTTGCAAGAGGCTTACGCTCCTTTGGTATCGCCCCTCCAGTTCTTCGCAGAGAACTTGAAGGTATTACCACAGATTCTCTTACAGACGGAAAACTCGTTAATGATATTATAGATATGGCTGGTGGTGCTGATGCAATTAAAGCCGATATTGAGAAGATGCTTGCTGCTGCGGATGGGGACGGTTTGAGGGGTCTGGGCTATGTGAGAGGTCGTTCTACATGGTTTGGGGCTACGATAGAATACTGGATGAACTCTATTCTTTCAGGGCCTGTAACCAACGCTGTGAACGTCACTTCAGCAGGACTCACGACACTTATGGCTCCCCTAGAAAAAGCGTTGGGTCGAGCAGCACAAGGCAACTTGAGAGGCAGTGCAGCCGAGCTGAAACGCTATGGGTATCTCATCTCTAGTATTGCTGATTCACTCAAGATGGCAGGACTAGCAGCAAGGCACAATGAAGGTTTTGTAGATCCTCGCCACATGACTTTAGAAAATACCACCAGTAGATCGGTTATTACGGATAAATTATTAAGTACAAAGTTGAACAACCACACAGCAGGTCGCTGGTCAGCCGAGTGGTTAGGCAAACTTGTAAACCTTCCCTCACGATTTCTAACTACAGGTGATGAGTTCTTTAAGCAACTGAACTATCGCAGTGTAATGAAAGCCGAGCTGGTTGAAAAAGCAGCACGAGAAGGTATCCAAGGCCCCAGAGCAATCGCAGAGTTCGTAGAGTATAACTTTAAGAATATGGTGACAGATGGACAAACAAAGGCTGTTAGAGAGTTTCATAACCAAGCGAAAAACCTAGAGGAAGTAATACAAAGATTCCCTGGTTCTAAGGCTGCAAAGAGAGCCGAACGAGTCCTTGAGCTGAGAGCTGCGGGTAAAACCGATGAAGCCAAACTTGCAGAAACTGCGTGGATTAGGAAACAGGTCAGTCAGTATAGTTCGATGTCAGACAAAGCCCTTGCAACAGCACGAGAGGTGACATTCACCACCCCATTAAAGAAGCATGAACGTGGTCATCTTATTACCTTTGCTAAAGGTGCATCCGATCTCGTAAATAGCAGCCCAGGACTGAGACTTGTTATGCCTTTTGTGCGTACACCTGCAAACATCATTAAGTATTACTTAGATCGTGTACCCCTAATGCCCAAGAGTGGTCAAACCACAGCACTTAGACAGTACCGTAAACAACTGAATCATGCTGATGCAGCCATTCGTGATGAAGCAATCGGACGCTTAATGACAGGCAGCCTCTTTATGGGGGGCGGTCTCTTTCTAGCTATGAATGGTGGAATTACAGGCGGTGGCCCTACTGATAAAAACCGCAGGCGAATGATGGAAGAAGCTGGTTGGCTACCTTATTCCGTTAAGGTCGGAGATTCCTATGTCTCGTATAGACGGCTTGATCCATTTGCGATGACCTTTGGTATGATTGCTGACCTAACCGAAATATACTTAGAGGGTGATGATGAAATACGCACACAATCCGAAGATCACATTGCTGCTCTTGGTATGGCTATATCACGCAACCTAGCGAGTAAAACCTATCTTACAGGTATTACCAAGATTTCAGATGCTTTCACACGCCCAGAGCAAAAGATGCAATCCTACTTACGAGGACTCGCGGGTTCGTTCATACCGAATGCTGTCACCCAACTCAATCGTTCCTTCGATGATGAGACCAAAGATGTAAAGAATTGGATAGACACATTCAGGTCACGAATCCCAGGTTTCTCAGAAGGTGTTGCACCACGAAGAAATATGTTTGGTGAACCTATCCATCGAAAAGGTTTTTCTGGTGCGGTCGATTGGATCTCACCCTTTGATTACTCTCAAACATCATCTGACCCTGTAACAAGAGAACTAGCACAAGTAGGTCATGCCTTTGGTGCTCCAAGCTCTGTTAAAAATGGTGTGGAACTCCGAGATCAAGTGTCTTCTTCGGGTCAATCGGCTTACGATAGGTGGCTACAGTTACATGGTGAAACAAAAATTAAGGGTAGAACCTTACGTCAATCACTCACACGACTCATGAACTCTAAATACTATAAAAAGTTACCGTATGAGTCCATTGAGAATGTAGCACTCAGCCCACGCATTAAGGCTATACAAAAGATTCTGTCCAAGTATAGAGCAAAAGCATTTGTTGAGATGCTCCACGAGTATCCAAATGTCCAAGAACAACATCAACTATTCAACCTAATGAAACAAGCACAATACACAGGTAGGAGCTTGGATGAATTATCAGCTCTTGCTAACGCATTTTAAGGAATAACGTATGCCAATTTATAGCTATGACAGATATGAGGCCAATGGCTCAACCGATGCCTTTGTAATAACTGTTGATTACATTTCAACAACCCACCTAGAGATATATCTCGATGGTGTATTACAATCAACAGGATATACCATAGATTCCAGCACAAACAAAGTCACCTTCAGTTCCACTCCTGGTTCTGGTGTTATTGTACTAATACAACGAAACACTCCTAAGACTAAGGCTACCTATCAAGCACAAATTGCTGACTTTCAGAATGGCTCAGTGTTATCAGAAGAAGACTTGGATAATGCTGTTTTAGGTCTTCTCTATGTTGCTCAAGAATCTGAAGATGCTGGTAATACCAACGCACTCGGTAAGAACCTTGTAACTAACATCTGGGATGCTGAGAGTATACGGGTAGGAAACATTGCAACACCCACAGACACTAATGATGCTGTAACAAAGGCGTATGTAGATGGACTCTCATTATATGATTCACCCACTGCACCTTATACATGGAGCCTTGATGGTGATGGAACGACCAGAGCATTTACTTTAGAACCCACACCAACATCTACAAATGTCAATATGTTCATTGTAGAGGTTGATGGTATCCTCCAAAAACCCACCGCAGATTATACTATTGCAGGTTCTACTATTACATTTATAGGAGATGCCCCACCATCTGGCACAGATAATATCACCGTCAGAAACTTTGGTGTTGCTAGAGATGTATTAGCACAGCCTGTACGCCCTGGTGCTTCAGCAGATGCAGGCATGGTTGTGCGGGGTTTAACCGATCAAACAGGAAATCTTCAAGAATGGCAGGATGTAAGCCTCACTGTTAAAGGTAAAGTTGCTGCTGATGGTGATGCTACATTTGTAGATGTTAATGCTACAGGTAATGCAGATATCGCAGGAACATTAGATGTTACAGGTGCAACAACCCTGACTGGTGGTATCAGTGGGGACACTACAATCAGTGGTGGAACAACTGTAAACTCACTTGCGAGTGTGGGAAACATCAGTGTTAATACAAACAAACTAACCATTGCAGGTGCTACAGGTAATACAACTATTGCAGGTACATTGACAACTGCGGGTGCGACCTCATTACAAAGTACATTGGGTGTTACTGGTTTGGCTACACTCAGCTCAGGTGCGGATATGAACTCCAATATCGTTACAGGAGTTGCTACATGTGAGAATGATACAGAAGCTGCTAATAAAGCGTATGTAGACTCTAAGTTTAACACCAGTGTTTATGGTATTAAAAAATGGGCGGATGTTCCAATCACTACTACGAGCGCGCAGTATTGGTCATTAGGTACAGTCACATCTGGAGGTATTACGGTGTCCTTGCAAGACTCCAATAAACAAATCAGATTTACATTTGATGTGGCAATGGACAACACCGATTACTTACCCCTCGTAACGTGGACAAATGCTGAGCAAAACTCCGCCATTGATGCTGATGAGGTGACGTGGTGGCAGACCGCCAAAACTGTGAACTACTTTCAAATCAAACCCGCGCCTCCTGGCCTCACTGGCATAGATTATAGGGCACAACTCCTCATTATTTCATAGAAATTAAGGAAAACTAAAAATGTCAAGTAAACAAGTACAACTCAGGCGTGGTTCAGCAACTGAACACGACACG